GCAGAACCCTCCCAACGTGCGCTCCGCCTCCGCCCTGTTCGGGCTGCAAGAGGCGGCGATGCGCTCCTTCGTGCCACTGGCGATGCAGACGGAGAGCGCCCTTCGCAACGCCGGTCGCCTCGTCCTGAACTTGGTGCAACGGTTCTACACGGAGGACCGTTCCTTCCGGGTGATCGGAGACACCGGCCGCCCACGCGTGCATCACATGATGGCTTCGGACGTTGGGCGCATCGAGGACGTGACCATCGTCCACGGCTCTCTGCAACCAAGGTCGAAGGCGGCGCAGCAGGACCGTGCGCTCCAGATGCTACAGATTGCCCCCTTCCTCTTTATGAACGAGGACGGCGAGATCGACAGAGACAGGCTGATGCGTGTGCTCGACATGCCGTCTGTCTCCAGCCGCGTCACCCTGGACGACGTGGATCGCTTGCAGGCGTACCAAGAGCACATCGACGCGGAGCAGGGCGTCGAGCTTGCGGTTCTTCCTTGGGAGAACGACAAGTTGCACATGCGGATCCATGCGAAGAAGTTGCAGGACCGTGGCTGGACGCAGAAGTTCCCCGAGGCGGCAGCGGCCTTGGCGCAGAACTACGCCCAGCATGAGGCGCAGATTCAACAGAAAATGATGGGTCAGATGGTTGGGCTACAAGGTGGTGGCCCTGGAGGACCGGCTGGCCCTGAACAAGCACCGCCTGGACCTATGGGTCCTGCGGGACCACCGGGAGGCGGGCCGCCGGGAAGCGGTCCTCCCCCGCCAAATGGCGGACCGTCGCCATTCGGTGCTCCGCAGAACACGCCAAGTCCAGGCGGAGAGGGGTTCTAATGCCCCTCATGTTGGTCCATCGTCACTTCGCTGCCCGGCGCAAGGGCGTGACGATGGGGTGGGAGCCCGGGCTTCGTCCGGGTGTATATCAACACGGGATCTTCGCGGCCCGGCGTAAGGGCGATGCCGTCGAGATGGGAGGAACTGCTGATGTCCGATGAACAGGCAAGTCAGGTGGAAGAAGTGGCGGAGCCGCAGACGGAGGAACCTAATCGGGCGGAAGCTCGCATCAAGGAACTCCTAGCGGCGAAGTCCGAAGCGGAAACAGTCGCGGCGGAGGAGGCGAGGGCCCGGGCGGTTGCGGAGGCGCGGTATCAGGAAGCCGTGCGTTTGCAGTCTCAAGCCCCGGCGCCGGAGCCTCCCGAGGACGAATGGGCCGACCCTGCGGAGAAGCAGGCAAGGGCGGCGTTGAAGGCGGCGGAAGAAGCGAAACGACTTGCCCAGGACAGTGCCGAAAGCACTCGGCGGCAGATGACGGCCATGTCCATCGACAAGGCTGTTTTGGCGCACGACGACTGGCTCAACGTGAAGTCGGTGAAGAACCGGCTCGCTGAACGCTACTTCCTGGCTAACGCCAACGGTAGTGCGTTCGACGCCGAGGCGGAAGTCGCTGCGCTGCACAAGGAAGAACAAGATGCTCTCGCTTCCCGACAGGAGGCTTGGGCCAAGACCAAGGCGCAGCAAGCGGCGGCCACGGCTTCCGCGACGCACTCGCCTTCGCCCCCGACTTCACCCGCAACGGAGCAGGCCCCATCGTGGGGCACTCCCGAGCGTGCGGAGTGGGATGACAAACTGACCAAAGAAATTTTCGCGGAGCACGGCTTCTAGCCCCTCCAGCGACGGAGATATAGACGATGGCACAAACGCACGCACTGGCCGGGGCGCTTCTCAAGCGGAAGTACGGTCCCGGGATTCACGACCAACTCAACAACGAGACGATCGCCTTCGGCATCTTCAAGAAGATCGGCAAGGAGCGATGGGGCGGCAGCAACTTCTTCCACTCGCTTCGCACGGCCCGCAACCGGACCACGCGTCCCGGCGGCGAGCAGACGGCCCTGCCCGCTTCGGGTCGGCAGATTTTCGCCAACGCTCAGGTTGGTTGCCGTCTGTACCACGGCACCGGCGGCTTCACGGCCTTCGGCGCTGCGGCTTCGGAGGGGAACGACACGGCCTTCGGTGAGATGATCAAGGTCGAGGTCGACGGTCTGATCGCTGACGCCCGCAAGGACTTCAACGTCGACACCTACGGCACCCCGATGGGCGTTCTGGCCCAGGTCGCTGGTGTTGCCGGCGCTGTTCTCACGCTTGATCAGGTGCAGAACCTCAACGCGTGGCGTTCTCACGGCAACCGCTACATCAGCGTCGGGCAGTCTCTCGACGTCATCGACGTCGCCGGTGCTCCGGGGACGGTCCTTGGGACGAACACCGTCGCGTCTGTCGACCCTGCCACTCGCACGGTCATTACCCTGAACGGCGCAATCGCTGGTGTTGCCGCTGGCGACTTGGTGGTCCGCACCGGAACGCAGACGACCCTCGCCCCGGGGTTCCGAGCCCTCAACGGCCTGGAGCACCTGATCGATGACACGACGACCATGCCGACTGCGGTTGGTGCGGCCGGCGTGCAGTTGGACACGTTGGAGGGCATCGACCGGAACACGTTGGACGCCCTCGGCGCTCCCAACAACAACGAGTTCTGGCGCGGCAACGTGATGGACCTCGGTGGCGTTGCCATGACCGAGGCGAGCCTCCAGAACCTCGTCTACCGGACGGAGGAGCGGTCGGGCACCTACCCTGACCTGTTCCTCACCCACCGTTCGGTGCAGTACGCCATCCAGCAGTTGATGGTGGGCGACCGGCGCTTCGTCCCGCAGACCTTCCCCGGCGGCTTCAAGGCCGAGGCTTTGGTCTACAACGCCGGAGACCGGGACATTCCGATCGTGGTGGATCGCGAATGCCCCTACGACCGCCTCTACTCCATCAACCTCGACGCCATGCACAACTACGTGCTGCGCGACGTCGAGTTGATCGAGGAGGACGGTTCGGTCCTGCGGCAGTCGGGCGGCGGCGGAGACGAGTGGGACTTCTCGTTCCGCGCGTTCTTCAACCTCGGCACCACGCAGCCCAACGCTTTGGGCAAGATGGTTCGCATCGGCGGCGCTGACGAGGCGTTCGGCATCGGTGCGGCTCGCGTCTACGACTTCTAGTCGAGGGGCGAACTTCTCCCCGGGTCGTCCTTGGTGGCGGCCCGGGGGGTCCAAGGAGGCTCATGCCCGTACACACCAAAGACTCCATGATCCCCGAAGCGGTCAACGGGGCGTGGGACGTCGACATGAAGCGTCGTCCTGTGCAGCGTGCCGCTCCGATCAACGCCGGAGCCACGTCTGATCGCCGTCCTGATGCGACGGTGGTGCGTGGAATGGCGGAGATCGACCCCAGGCTGTCCCTGGAGTGGCGACCGATGGGTCAGTGGTGGACGACGTGGGGTGTGTCGGATCGTCCGTCTGGTGCGTCCTACGGGGCGTGGAGGCTGACGCTCAAGGGCAAGTCAGGTCAGGTAATGGGCCTCAAGCTGTGTCCTCCGTGGTGGGGAACCAGCGCAAACTGCGGCGAGTTGGTGGCGTACCTTCGTAGCCACTGGTCTCCGCGTCTCAAGAACATTCGCGACTACTACCAGACGACCGAGGCGTTCAGCGACGAGTTGTCGGAGAAGGCCAGCCGTGCCCGGCGCATGGATGCGTTGGACAAGATCGACCACGGGGAGCTTCGTCATGCTTCTCGCTTCGATCATGCGGCGGCCGTGGAGGCTGGTTTCAGCGGTCGTGAGTATTTCAGCGCCGGCATGGCCGGTCCGTCGAGGCTGTAGATGGCGACGCTTCTTGAAATGCGAAGGTCGGTCAGTCGCCGGCTCGATCAACCTCTTGTCGGTAACGACATTCCGGCGAGTGGCGTGTTCTGGACGCAGGCGGAGGTCAACGAGTGGATCAACAACGGTCGTCGTCAGGTCTACGCCGAGATCGCTGAACTGGAGGGGCCCACCCTGACGGCCGAGGCGACTGGCACCTACACGTCAGGCGCAAGGTCGGTCGCCATCAATGGTGTGAATGGCACGGCCGGCGGGATCTTCAATCTTGAAGTTGATCCCTTGAAGATCATGGGCGTGTTCGACATCACGTCGAGCGCCACCGCCATCGGCACGAAGATCGACCTGATCCCCTACAACGAGTTGGTGACAGTGCAGTCGGGCACGCCTACCTCGACGTCCGTATCCTCGGGCAACGTCGGGGCGTGGTGGGGGAGCAACCCGATGAACCTGTCTCTGGCCCCGATTCCGCAGAGTGCCAAGACGTTGCGGCTGCGCTACATTCCTGGCACTCCTGCGGACCTGACCGATGTGGGCGCAGCGACCAACACGCCTTACGAGATTCCAAGCACGCACCACGACTTGCTGGTGCTTTTCGCCGTGGTCCAAGCCAAGAAGAAGGAGGAGGATTCTTCCTGGCAAGACGACTGGACCACTTACACAGAGCTTCTCAACCGCCTCAAGGCGAACATCGAGGAGCGCAACTCGGCCAACAGCCGCCACGTCGTCGTGACAGACGGGTCCGACTACACCAGCGGCATGGGCCAGTACTACTAGGGAGGAACAGATGCCGTTGATTTTCACAGGAATCCCCGAGGGGCACACGCAGCATGAGTCGTGGGTCGCCGGAGGACGCCCTTCGCTCAAGGACTTGCCGACCGCCAAGGCCGGGGACATGGAGTTTCCCTACATGGAGTTGGTGAAGGGTTCGAGCCGCACCGACGAGATCCTTCTGTCGGCGTGGTGCAAGGCCAACGGGTTCCCGATCGAGTATTTCGATTGGACGGATGCGGAGTTGACCAAGGCGTACTTCGAGGCTCACCCCGAGGAGATCCCGGCGACGATGAGCGAGCAGGCGGAGTTGGTGGCTCGCACCATCACGTCGGACAGCGGCCCTCGCATTGTCGAGGACGTCGCAGCCAACTTGGCCGCCGCCGAGAGTGGCAATCTGCCGGCCATGAAGGTCGGTGGTCGGGTGAAGGGTGCGGAGGCTCACGCCGCCCGTGCGGAGCGTGGCAAGGCGATGGCCGCTGAGTCGTCCGACCGAGACGCCCGTGGCGACGCCTACAAGTCGACGTTCGATCGAGAGTTTGCGAAGCACAAGGCCGGCGGGCACTCGGACGCCCGCGCCAAGATGTACGCCGAGCGCACCGCCAGCACCGCGGCGGACAAGGCGTAGGGGTGGCCGGGCGACGCCGAATCGTGAAGATCGGTCCTCCGACGAGGGGACTGACTGATTTTCCCGAGCACGCGTCGCCCGAGCACTCCACCCAGGCGCTCAACGTCGAGTACGTCAACGGAGGCGTGTCCACCCGGCGTGGGACGCAGTTGATACAGGACGACATCAACGGCCAACCGATGACCGGCATCCCCGATGCTGCCGCTACGATCAAGCTGGTAAAGCACTTTCGCCTATACGGAGACGACGGCCCAAACCTGATCATTGTCGGGTACGTTCCGCTCGCCGGAGCCCTCAACAACCATTATCGCCTTTTCGTCAAGACAGACTCCGATTGGGGCAACTGGAGTGGCGTTACGTCCTATGAACTTACGGACGGAGCCCTGCACGGAAGGATCCGAGATCCCAAGAGCAGATGGGACAGTTGCCCGTTCAGGGACCTTGGGGGGATCGGTAGGACCCCGGTCGTCTGCACGGACCACAGGAACCACGCTGCGCCCTCTGTGTTCTATTGGGACGGTCAGGCACCACCCCCTGCTGGCCCTGGTGGAATGGGCAACTTCGTGTCTCTTGTTGGCGTGAACAGGACTGTTGACCACTTCCACCAGGGGGAGCTTCCAGATTCTCCCTACAGCGACGACCCCGGAAGTTATGTAACTCAAAACATCAGGGCTCGCTTCTGTCGCTCACACAAGGGCAGGCTTGTCCTGGCGAACATCGACATGTTCGTGAAGGAGATGGGCTTCGTAAAAGACTCGGCCCTTTGGTTTTCCAACCTCGGAGACGTTCGCGGTTGGCCCCTGGAGAACATTCACGTTCCGACCATTGGCGACTCAAGCCCGATCACCGGGATAGCGTCTAGGGCTGATCACATCATCGTGTTCAGGCACAGGTCGATCAGCCTGTTTCGGGTGGATGGCCCATCCCATCAGGTCTACAGGGAAATTGAGTCCAGCCGGGGATGCGTCGCTCACGGAACGATCATTGATGACGTCGAAGGCATGACGATGTTCTTGTCGTCAGACGGCTTCTACGGTTTTGATGGCAGGAGCCTGCACCACCTTTCCGCCCCAATCAGCCGCACGATGTTGCAGGCGATCGAGGGCGGCGACATGGGTGGAGCCCACGCTGTTCACTACCCGAAGAAGCGCCAAGTCTGGTTGAGCATCCCGATGGGAGCAGGAGCCCCCAATGTGGTCTTTGTCATGGACTACAGGTTTGGGCACGGGGGGGTGCCGGCGTGGTCCATGTTTGAGTTCTACGAGTTCACCGTAAAGAAGCGTCTTGGCGGATTTGCCACCAACGAAAAAGGCACCGAAATGTACGGTGTCACGCAGGATCTTCTTGAGAACCTTGACTATGAGAGGTTTGATTATGGAGACTCTGCCGACAATCAGGACTCTGGATCTATCAGCGGGTTTGTCTCTCGCTGGGAGAGCGGGCCGGTCGACTACGGGATGAACTCGGTGAAGCGTTGGCGCTACATTCGCCCGATGGTGCGCCCAACGATGGACAGCAATGTCACGGCTTGGTGGAGGCTGGACGAACAGCCTTTCGACGGGGCACTGTTCAACTCGCAGTCGGTGACTTTTGCGCCCGACGACGACAGTGGTGGGGCTGCTCTTGGTGCTTTTGTACTTGGTACAAGCCGACTAGGCGGTGCCGAGGACCACGGAAAGCGCTTGGACGTCCACAGTGGCGGTCTCGGTCGCTACGGCAGAATTGGGATCCAGACGGTCGCCCTTGCAAAACACAAGTTCGACGTGCGTGGTGCGGAGATCGACACGTTACAGCGCCCGAGGGCTAGGCGGTGAGTACAGAGATCCAAGAGCGCACCATGTCGGGGCGCATTACGACCCGCGAGGAAGGCGGGCGGCTTGTCTACCACAAGGTTGTGGTGGTTGCTGCCGCCGGAACCAGAGTCTCCGTGCCCGCAGGGGACTCCGCCCTTGAGGTTACGTTGCAGGCCCCCATTGGGAACACCAATCCTGTATATGTCGGTGACTCTGGCGTAACCAATGCCGGTGGGGCCAAGGTTGGCCTTTCGATCCGTCCTGGGATCACGCACGGCCCCTTGCGACTTGAGCGGCCAGGGCAGTTGTATGTAGACGCTGACACGAACGGCGACGAACTCGTCGTTTTCGGAGTGAAGTGATGGCTAACATCGTCTGGTCCCATACCTTCGTGAACGGCGAAACGCTGACACACACGCTGCTTGAGCAGATGAAAACCGACATCACGGGGATCGTGAACGGTGACATCGACGCAGCCAACATCGAGAACGGGTCTGTCACCACGGCGAAACTCGCCGCTCCCAACGCCGACTTCTCGGTGCTGGTCAAGCCGGTGAACTCCCCAGATGCGCTGACCGCCTGCGTGACAAGTCCGATCACGACTTCGGAGTTCGCCACGGCTGTCCCTGGCGTCGACTCCAACCAGAACACGCTGAACACGCTCTTTCAGATTCCGGTGAACGCCACGGCGATCGGCATTTCAGTCTACTGTCGGGCGTCGTCGCAGGGTGGCCCGACAACACGCAACAACACGGCGCAGTTGTTCGTGGCAGGATCCGCCATTGGCTCTCCACTGACGTTCACGGCGGGCGGCATCGTGAGCAGCAGCGGAATGTCGCAGGCGATGACGACTTCGCAGGCTCTTGAGATCCGGGTGGCTACGGACAGTTTGGCGACCCACGGCGTGACGGACCCGCACATCTGGGTACACTGCAAGGCGCTGCACCAGGCGTAGGAGGACGATATGTGGGAAACTCTAAAAAAGGCGTTCACGAAGGGCCCCGACTACGACGTCCACGACCTCTACGATTGGATCCCGGGGATTGAGTCTGGAGAGGAGGAGGCGGGCCGGGAGGCTCGCGCCCAAAAGCTCAAGGATCTTGAGGGGAAGATCCCTGGACTTCCGCAGGCTATGGCTCCTGGGGCCGAGGGTCTGTTCGCAGACATGCGAAGGCAACTCCGCACGGCGCCTGGGACTGGCTACGAGCAGGGCCCCTACTACAAGTCGCTCATGTCGGACATCGATCAGCAGGGCCGGCGAATGGGGTGGAAAACGGGAGCGTCACAGGCTCAACGCGGGACGCTTTCCCCTGGCTCTTATGGTGCTGGTCGTGCAGCGCAGACGGAGCGCGGTCAGGCCATCGGAAGGATGCGCCTCCAGGGTGCCGGTCAGGCTCATCAGGCGAAGGCCCGCAACGACTTGGCCCAATGGTCAAACTCCCTTCGGCTTGCCGGGTTCGCCCAGGGCGTGTGGGACAAGGACTTTGAGCGGCAGTTCAGGATCTACGGCGAACAGAGAAACCTCACGCAAGGCCAGATCGACCTTGAACTTCAAGAGATTCGGGACAGGTGGGAGCAATTAGCCGCCGGGGCGCAGATCGCCATTTCGGCATACGACCACCTCACCGGCGGTGCGGAAGGTCGAGAGGGGTAGAGTAGATGGCACACCCGCTACAGGCTCTGGCCGGCTTCCTGGCCAACCGTCAGCGCCAGATGGACGTGGACTACCTCCAGCGCGGCAGAGAGGACCGTGCTCGCAAGGAGAGAGACGACCAGCGCGCCCTGGAGGCCGCCCGCCACAAGGAGCGGCGTCGTCGGGAGGACGAGGACTTTCGCCTTCGTCAGATAACGAGTGGCACCCTGGAGTCGGCAGCACCCGTGGAGCAGGAGTATTGGCGGCGGCGAGGGAAGGACGTCCCAATCGAGGATCTTCGCCCCCGAGAGGTCCCTGTCTACGGGATGGAGACCACCCCGATCCCGAGGGAGACTTACGGCGCTCCAGCCGGCACCTATTGGGAGGAGTTGAAGCCGCCGCCGGAGGGTGGGGTGTTGGCTGTCCCCGATCTTGAGTCATCAGTTCCGAGCGGGCCGCCGCCTGCTGTTGCAACGCCCGTTCTCGGTCCAGCGGAGCAGCGCCCGGGTGTGCCGCCAGGACAGGGCGCCCAGGACTACCGACCAAGTTCTCTTCCGGGTCGTGAACCTCACGTTCTACTTCCAGACGAGAGGGTGGAGGCCGACCTGACCACCCCGACGCGTGGCGTTCAGTGGGCTGTCACGAAGGAGTTTGGGGGCGGCCCGCCTGGCGAGTGGCAGATGGCGACCCCCACCGACGAGGTGGCCAGGACCCGCACCGTGGAGCCCGGCGAGGGCACTCTCTACGCGCAGACCAAGAAGCGGATCGATCGCGAGAAGAAGGAGGAGCGGGTCAAGCGGAACATCACCATTCGCATGAGGATGGCGGAGTTGCTCAAGGACACTCCCAAGGCGGCGATGAAGTGGCTTTTTCACGCAGCAGGCGACGACGAGAGGGTCTTGATTGACGACCCGGACTGGCAAGAGCACATCAGGGACGTGGGACTTGCACAGGCCGCAGAGGACAAGAGGGTTCTTGATCTTTGGCACAAGAAGTTCAGGCTCAAGGCTCGCTATCGACCCAAGGGCAAGAAGGACCCCAAGAGGGAGCCACTAGCGGCCTACAATCTCTCACTCAAGAACCTTGACCTGTCCGACCCAAACGCTGTTGCAAGGTCCGCCTCCCTCTACCTCGCCGCTGTGCCGACCGCGAGGGATTGGGACAAGAAGATGCTCGCGCAACAGGTGTTTGCAGACGCAGGAGGCGTGCAGGCTCGTCACCAGAAGAAACTTGAACAGTGGGGCTTTGACCGGAGAATCCGAGGGTTCAACGCCAAGTTGGCGAAGTTCCCGGCGTGGGACAAGCGGAGAGAACCCATCGAGAAAGAGAGGGATGATGTCCTAAAGGGTCTTGATTCGGGTGAATTGACCCCGATTGGTGTCGACGCCAGGACGAGCGAATCCCCCATCCCCCCATCGCCGGGCGTCGGCGCAGACACGCCTACGGAGAGGGTCCGTATTCGCGGCGAAGCCGGCCAAACGCCCGCTGCTGCGCCATCCACCACCCCCACGCCGGCTGGTGGCGAGGCAGAGGCTCCGCCCCCTCCTGCTGCCACAGGCGGTCCCAAGGGGGTCAGGTCGAAAGACGTCCCAAGGGACAACAAGGAGGTCAAAATCCTTTTTGGCGACCTGAATCGCCTCTTCGGAAGGACAGGCCGGGGCAACCTAGACACCAAGAGGGCGAGAGCCCACCTTCGGGACAAGATCCTAGAGTACAAAGAACACGGGCTAAACATCTCTGTCGGTGGCCTCAATTTGAGGGACCTCGCCAGCAACAGCATCAGCGATGTTGCTTTCTACAACAGCGTTCAAGGGATCATTGGAGGCGAGCAGCTTGAGTCGGTCGGGCTGTTTGGCGCCAAGGGGCGGCGCAGCAAAATGTCAGAGGGTGACCGCAGGCTGGAGATGATACTCGGCGGGCCTCCTCTTGGCACAAAGAGACGCTGACGCTGATGGGTGTCGAGGATCTAATCAACGACCCCAACGGGGTGTGGCTCGACGACGAGCCTCCACTCCCAGAAGAAGATGTGCTTCCTGTTCAGGAGTTGGCTCCACAGCCGGCCCCTGATGTTGCCGCCCCCTATGAGCCTGCGCCCGTTGTCGAGGAACCCACGCTTCCACCAATGGTGGACGAGGCGCTGTTTGCAGCCAGCGAGCGTGAGCGGCGTCTCGGCATGGAGGAGCAACGGCGTGGCGCTTCGATCACGGCCCTTGGCAACGTGCTTGGCAAGTCGTTCGGTCCCACCGGGGAGGGCGGAGTCGCCCCCATCTCCTACGACGTGGGAGCGCAAGAGGCTTTGGCGGCTGCGGAGGAGCGTGGCCTGCCCCCTGGCTTCATGTCACGGGAGGAGCTTCGCACCGAGGCCGGCGTCCCCATTCCCGAGGGCGAGCCTTCCCTGATTCGCACAGTGGCGTCGTGGGCCAAGGACAAGGCCCTGGACCCCTCGGAGACGTGGTACGGCAAGGTTGCCCAGCAGGCCGCCCAGATGGCCGCAGGAGGGGCTATACACCCCATCGCGGGCTTGGTGGCTCCCGAGGCTGCACAGATATACCGACAGGTCGCCCGTCCCCCCGGGGACTACACGGTGCGCGACCCGACCGTGCTGTCGACCATCTTCGACGTGCTGGAGACTCCGCAACGCATCCTTCTGTCGCCGTTCATCTCCAACTACACGAAGGAGGGGACGTGGAAAACGATGGGCAAGGCGCTGGCTCCACCGACGTGGATTCGCGGGCAGGAGCCGAAGGACGCCATCTACCTGTGGCGGCAGTTTTCCAAGGACCAGGGCTGGAATCCTGACTCCTGGGGCAACATGGCGGCTGGTCTTGCCTTCGCCATCGCCACCGATCCTTGGACGTGGACGGGCGTGGGCGCTGTCCGCAGGGCTGCGACGCTGATTGCCTCGGAGCAGGCGACCAAGATTGCTGCGAAGGGTCTGCGTCGTGGCGGCATGACGGGGCACGCCCTTGAGGCGAACCGTGCCGCTGCTGGGCGCAACTCTGCCGAGGTGATCTCCAAGATCGTCGCCAAGAAGGGGGACCTTGGCGCTGGTCTTGAGGACGCTCGCCCGGTGATTCGCAACTACCTTGAGAAGCACGTCTCTCCTGATGCGGCCCGTGAGTTTGACGACCTTGGCGATGCGTGGGGGAAGGTCGGGCTTCG